GTAATGTTGAAGAATTTGTATTTGTGAGCCCGCTCCAAGGGAATCCAAGGTTAGTGCGCGTTTTAGCTTTTGCGGATTCCTCATCAAATACTAAAGTCGCATTTGTTCCAGATAGAAGAATGCCGCTTGCCTCAATTCCAGAACCTAAAACTTGCAAGCCGTCAAAGAACGCAACATTTGTCACCCCCAATCCAATCGCCGTTCTAAAATTAGTGACATTTGTATTAGTCAACCATGTTGCTCCAAGCCCGATGTCATTACGGAAGTTTGTGGCATCTGTATTAGTAAGCGCAGACCAGCCTAATCCAAGATTCGTTCTGGCGGTTGTAGTGTTGGTTGCTCCAGTTCCGCCATTAATAATGGCTACAGAACCAGTAATATTTGCGGCTGTAAGATTTGTTAATCCAGAGCCATTATCATTTGATGCCAACGCGCCGATTGCGGTTCTTGCGGCAGATGTGTTAGTTGCTGTAAAAAGTGAATTTCCAACAGTTGTAATACCCAAGGAGGTTCTGGCATCTGATGCGTTTGTAGCACTAGTTCCACCTTTGCTGACCGCAAGAACACCAGAAATATTTGTCAGGTTTACAGCTTGGATATTTGAAGATGCAATAATTCCGACCAAATTGCTGGCCTGTAAATTTGTTAGCGAAATTCCATTGTTTTCGGCAAGATTTGTAAGTGCCGAAGAAGACGGCTGAAATGCGGTTGATGGATTTGTCGCCGCCGTTCCAAGCTCAAGTGCTGTTCTAAATCCAGATGCTGTAGTATTTGTAAGGCCAACCCAAGGAAGACCGATATTAGTCCTAAATGATGCATCATTTGTAATTGCGGATTGAAGTGTGATTCCTCCGCCTGCGCTGATTGTTAGGTTTTGAGAAACCAATCCAGCGATGGTAAGTGTATTGGTAGTTCCAACACCAATTCCAGACCTTGCAGTTGCAGCATTGGTTCCCCCTGTTCCGCCATTAGCCAACGCTACAACACCAGTAACATTGGTTGCGAGTGCCGCCGTTCCAGTAATGTTAGAGGCAAGCCCCACTGTTCCAGTGATATTTGCGGCAGTAATATTCGTTAGACCACCCCCGTTATTTGCCGCAAGATTTGTCAAAATAGAAGAAGAGGGCTGAAAATCTGCAACCGAACTGGTAGAAGCTGTTCCTAAAGAAAGAGCGCTTCTGGCCGAAGCGGCGTTGGTTGCAATAAATACAGCATTACCAACAGTTGTTGCCCCAAGATTAATTCTGGCATCAGGAGCATTGGTGGCCCCAGTTCCACCTTTTGCCACAGCAATAGTAGAGAGAACATTGCTGGCAGTTGCTGGAATGGGGAGGTTTGTCAGGCCAGATCCGTCTCCGTTCGCCCGAAGAAGCCCAGCGGGAAAATTAGTAATGGCGGATGTTGTTTGAAGAATGGTGGATGGAAATGATGTAAGATTTGCAGCGCTTCCGTTGGTTGCCAGCTTTCCATCTAAAACCGACTGAAGACCAGAAATATTGCTAATGGAAATAGTTCCTAACCCAGAAATATTAAGATTAGTAAGCGATGATCCGTCATTTGAAGCAAGAAGCGTAAGATTGGTAGATGCTGGTTGGAATGCGGATGCGGGGCTTGTCGCGGCACTACCCAAGCCAAGGCCCGTGCGAGCATTGGATGCATCGGCGCTCCAAAAATTAGTAGGCTGAACAACAGCATTGTTGGTTCCAACCAGAACGTTGCGAGTTTGTCCGAAGCCAGAAACAACCAAGGCTCCACCGATAATAAGTGAGAGAATATATTTCATTTTTACATTAGTCGCTTCCAAACACGTTTTGTTCCAGTTTGGCTATCATAGTCATTTGGTCTGACTACAAATGGTAGGTTTTCGGCGTCAGTGCCGTTGGCAAGTTGGTAGATGGCAGGAATTCCACCAATAACCAAAAATATAACAATTCCAACAGCATAGGTTCCGCTAACCGTATTAAGGCTGTCAAGGTTAGTTGATCCACCACCATCCAATCCAGTAATCGAGGGCTCAACACGAAGAATGTTTACACTAGGTGTTTGGATCGGGGTTGAGGAAACGCCGATAACACTACTAGAGGGAATAGGGATACAGATCTTGCTCATTTAGCGGGTAACCTCTGGTGAAATGATAACATTGCCTTGCAGGATTCGGGTTGTGACGGCCCCGTTGTAAAGCTCAAGGTCATATACGGCTTTATCACAGACCGAGAGCGATGCCGTGTCAGATGCCGAAATAAGTAGCCTAATAGATCCCGTAGCTTCATTCAATACGATTCTACCATTAGTTGTAGACAATTCAAGAATTAGTGCTTTGGATTCGGGCTTTGACCTAATATGCATCTTGGCTGTAAATCCCGTAAGATCAACGGGAGCCGAGGGTTCCCCAGTCTCATAGAACAGAGTCTGATTGAATGTGGCACCTTGGAATATGCAAATATCCGCTTCGGCAATTGGTAGTTGAGCCATAAATGGCAAATAGAATCTACCAATTTTTCCTTATAGTCAAGGACTGTTTGAGTTTTTTAAATGTCTCTTTGTTGAGCCGTTTCTTTTCCTCAATCGCCTCACTGCCAGCCATGGCTCCAAATACTTTTCGGGCTACAAACAATCCAACTGCAAATGAGTCAAATAAGTCAGGAGACTTTCCGATCCTTTTTTTCATGTCCGTCTTGGACTCAATGATAATCTTTCGGGTTCGACGCACATACTTTCTTTGTGTCATCTCCCAAGCCAAATCAGGGGTAATACCCTTGAGTTGTTCGCACTCTAAGAAGTATCTGGCAGCAAAGCAGAGTTCTGAAGCCATGTTGTGGAACAACTCCTTGCCGACTTGCGGTTTTCCAGTGACTTCGTTCCTCATAGCATATTGGGCGCTGACGGGAAGGTCGGATGCCGCTCCTGCAAAACTCACTGCATGCCAACCCTTTAGGAGTTCTCGTTCTCCGATTGACCAGAAAATACCGCCAGCCGAAGCATCTACCCCCATCCACTGATTAGGAATTCCCAACTTGAGAGAGAGGTCGTGGATTTGCTGGATCATCTCGTATTGAAAGTCCTCTTGAGATCCCGCTCTTCGGTTGAGGACATACTGTTTTTCGACAGCTATCGCCCACTTGCCACTAATCAGCCTGCCATACTTGAGGTGGGTAAATACAAACCTATCGCCGCCTTCAGTATAACTTGGGTCAATACCAGCAATATCTTTCGGAGTTCCATCCCAGATCGGTTTGTCTAGCGCCCCGTGGCGAGCCAATAGGATATCAGAGACAATCGTGGAGTCATCGGCATCGGCAGGGGGCCAGAACCCCCTAAACTTTCTCCAATACTGCGGATTGAGTTCTCCGAGTTCCTTTTTGGCAAGAGCCACATCATTAGGCTTTGGTAGAAATGGATAGCGCAACCCCTTGCCAGCATCGAAAGACTGTTGGTTCGGATTGTCGTTTTCTGAATCAAATCTGATACATACACCCTCGATACCAGCCACCCGTATCTTCCAGTTCGGGGTTTGCTCATCCACACTCATCCACCCCTTGATGGGTTCACAGAACTTCCCATGGGGATCAAAGATGGATGACGGGTTACCAGCGCCGACGATATAAAGCTCTTGTGCGCCCTTAAATCCCCAGACTGCCTCATTGATCACGGAAGCAGAGCAGTCTTGTAACTCGTCAATAATCAACACGATACGACGATTTTTCTTACCCTGAAGGCGTTTCTGGGCATCGTCTTTGTATTCATCGCCAGCCGCTAGGAGCATGATTGAGGACGCATCGCTTACCCCTGTTTCGGGATCGATAACAGCGCCCTCTTCATCCGAGAGTTTGATAATATCCATGGACTCAATGAGTCTTCCAGAAGCCAAGCCCATGTTTCGGGCTTCGCGGTACATCTTAACCAAAGCCGCCCAGATACGCTGTTTTGCATCAATTTTGGACGTAGAGACCACAATGGTCATTGTATTGATCGGGTCGCAGAACCAGTTGACCAGTGCAAATGCCGCCATCCCGTAGGATTTACCAGAGTCGGTACCACCAGCCAGTCCCGTCACGCTTCGGACAAATCGGTTTCCTGTGGCCTCATCCACCTCATAGACTTGGTTGCAGAATGCCTGTGCGCTGAGTTCTGCCCACCTGTGCCATTGGAAGGTTGGCCAGATAGCCGAGACAACATTGCGATAATGCCGAGCCTTTCCGAGCCCTCCTTCTTCGGGGGTAAGCCCCTGCAAGAAGGCGTCCATCTCAATTCGGATTGGCGTAATTGCCTGTCCGTCTTTGGGTAACCATAATCTCCCGTATTTCTCTATCCCTTGATCAACTGTTGCCATTTATGAAATTTATACTAAACTAATCCGAATGGAGAAAAAGCGCAAGAGCGGAGAACGGGATTGGGATACGCTAGAAAACCGCATTAAAAAACAGAATGCATTTCGACTCTACGCCGCTGGTAGGGATTTGCCAGAGGTAATGAAGGCTTTGGACACTAAGCACAAGCCCACTCTTGAGAAGATGATCTATAGCGAGAAGTGGGATGAATACGCTAAAATCTGGCAAGAGAATCCCGAAGCAGAAAATCTCTATCCTTGGGATAAGGAACGTCCAGTAGCTCTAGTTGCTCCTCCCGCCAGAATGGAGGAGATGGATAAAAAACGTAGGCTTGAGTGTATCAAGGGGTTCTCCATGTATTGTTCGGGACGCACCCTGCGGGATATTGCCGAGGAGTTAAAAGTTAGCGAGTCTACCGTCTGCCTATGGCGGGACACCCAGCGTTGGATTCAGTGCCGCGAACGTCTGGTCAACGAGCAATCTCCAGCCCCTTGGGAAGATGACGGTGTTCCTTCTGTAATGTCGGAAATCACAGCATCTCTAGAGACCATGAAAAAGTCGATCAAGTTTTTAACTGGTAAGGTTTTAGTGAAGGCCGCTGATGCCGCGCAAGATCTAGACGGCATGGAGGCTCTAGGCATGATGAGGAACATCAAGCAGTTGGCAGAAGCTGCCGCCATCAACTTTTCTGAGGGCAACAACCAACAGAATGCAATTCAGATCAACATTGCCACCAAGCTGGAATCCATGAAGATTCCTGAAAACAACACTTATGAGGCGGAGCTAGTTATTAATGACTGAGGCACCCAAATTTTGCTACGAGAGAAAATCAAGTGTTCCCCCACAGGGATGGTGGGTAAATTGTCCGATTGTGGGCGAGCCCGTTCGTGGGGGCGATTGGCATGATATGGTTGCGAATTGCGAAAAGCTTCTGATCTCCAAAAACATTACCCCGCCCGTGGATCTTGTGTCACAAATAGAACACAATCTTTGTGACAGGATGGCTGGAAACGAAAACTGTGTGCCGTGTACCCAAGAAAAACAAACTTTGGGGTTCTCTCAAATTGTCCGATGGGTCAAGGCAATGTATTACTTTGCCAAAAACAACAAGTTCCAGCTAGTCGATCAAGAGGAGGCGGAACGCAGGGCTAAGATTTGTGCGGCCTGTCCGCACCAAATTGCCACTTCTGGCTGTTGGGGGTGCAAGGGAATTGCTGGAATGCTACCCCATATTGCGGGAGCAAAAACAACATCTTATGACCAGCAGCTTAAAGCCTGTGGAATTTGTGGATGCTACAATGCGGTCTCCGTCCATCTTCCAGTTGATGCACAAGGCGGAGAAGGATTGAACTTCCCAGCCTTCTGCTGGAAGGCTACGCCACCTCAAATCGGGTAATCGCTTTGTTGAAGCTCATGTTGGCCACACCTGTGGGGCCGTCACGATGCTTGCCGACAATAAACTCCATGGTGGGATTCTGTTCATGATCTTGAGCGTCTTCGCTGTGAAGCATGATGACAATGTCTGAGTCCTGTTCAATGGCTCCAGATCCCTTAAGGTCTGAGAGGCTGGGGCGTCCTCCACGCTTGTCTGGGTCGCGGTTGAGTTGAGCCAGTACCAGAACGGGAACCTTGAGGGTCTTGGCCAGATCCTTGATGCCGCCGCTAATCTCTTCCACCTCGCACACGCGATTGTCTTTTCCGCGCTTGCTATCGCCCTTAACCAATTGGAGGTAGTCAATGATGATGAGGTCTAGCGGGGTGCGCTGGTGGGCGCGGCGAGCTACCGCTTTGAGATAACCGATAGATTTGGCCGAGCTATCATCGCAAATGATTTCGGATGCTTGGATTTCCTGCACGGCCCGTCCGAGAGATTGTTTCTGATGCGGGGTCACCCGACCAGATAGAATGTCAGCAGCACCCACACGCGCCCGCGAGCGGATCATGCGCTCCATGAGAGCAACGCTGGTCATCTCCAAAGAGAAGATCAAGACCCGTTTCTTCTGGTTAAGTGCCACGTTTTCGGCAATCTGAAGGGCGCTGGCCGTCTTGCCAACCGCTGGTCTCGCAGCCAAGACAACCATATCTCCGCCGCGCAAGCCAAACATAAGGAGATCATCCAATGGAG